GTCGCGAATAACCCATAGTAGACGTTGTAGAAGAACCTATCATTTGGCATACCTCAAGGCTACATTCAATCTTTTAATAAACTTCCTATTAAATCCAGCAGAGGGAGACATTATTACTTGGTTAGCAAACTGATAGAATGGGAACAGAGGTTTATATACACCCCTCTTAGTAAACAAAGCAACCTGTCTGATTCTTGCTCCTGCACTACTACCAGTCGCATCTCTTCCATATCTTTCCCATATACCCTCTTTAGCTGAAGGCATACCTTTAGGTTTACCAAAGAAATACTTTTTCTCATTATTCTTAAATCTTTTAATTGTTGTTGGTCTTATGTTGCCAGCCTTAGTTAATGCACCCTGATAATTATTTGCATTAGCAATAGTAATAGCATCTTTTCTTGGTCGTCTTATACCACCCTCAATTTCTTTATCCATATATTCTGCTCTACGCTTTTCAATATATAGCTCAGCTACTAAATTTCTTTTATCAGCTTTCTCAACCAAGAAACCTCTTTTAGTAAATGGTTGTGCCCCACCCTCAAATGTTTTATCAGCTTTATTACTCATAGCCTTCTTTAAACCAAAAGCTGTATCATTTAATGCCTGAGCAGCAGCAAAAGGTATTTGTTTCTTTTGAATGATTGTTAAATGTTTTGTTACTTCCTTAATATTTGTTTCAATATTTACATTCATCCCTTTCTCCAATGTGATTGTGTTTGAAACTTCAGACCTAATGCTTTAGCTTTTCTTCTGATCGTAGATGGATGCACATCATAAGTCATAGCAATATCATGTGATGATTTGCCTTCCTTTATTTTTTGTTCTAATTTTTGTTTATCTATCTTCATAAGTTCTCGTAATGTTCTATTAACTTATTAATATACCAAACAGACTTCTTTAAGTCTTGTATATTGCTGTCTTTGTAAGATTCTCTCCAAATGTATTTAAGTGCTGCTCCCTTTAAATATCCCTTATATTCTTCTTGAGTTAGTGCAGCTTTTATTGCGTCAATACATTCTATTGATCCTTTTCTATAATGTGGTGGTGAATTTACCATATCTACTCTTTTCATTTCTTTCTCCTTATTATTTCATTTTTACATTTTTGTATAACTTTCTTCTTAGAACTTGGCGATTCAATGTAATCATTCAGTTCTTTAAGTGTCATACACTTTAGATAGTAATGCTCAGTAGTTATCTTACCTGTAGCTCTATCTCTAATCTTTGCACTTGGTTTTAGTTTTATTGGCATTAGAAAACTCCTCTTGTTCTATATTCTTTTAATTGGTCTATCTTAACTAAATATGCTTTTTTAAATTGATCATCACCTTTACCTATAAATTTTACAGGTGCTAACATATTCCTACTTACACATTCCCATATTCTCATTGGAGTTATGTAAATAAATTCTTTACCTGTATAGATAATCCAAAAATCTGATCTTGTAGAATTTAATCCACTAGGTTTATCATACATCTCAACTTCTATAACAATATTACCTGTTTCTTGACTTTTTTTATCTGACTTTACTTCTACATAAATATTTAATTCAGGTATATAAATATCATAAGGTTTTACTTTACCCTCTAATTTAGATGCAAGAGGATATTTCTCATGTATTTTTGCAAGAACTATATCTTCTACTTTCTTGCCATGATCCAAATCTCTATGAAATGTACTCACTTCTTTTTATCCTTTTTCTTTTTACCAAATATCTTTTCCCAGTTAGCATCAATCTTCTTCTTATCTTCAGGTCTACGTTTTGATCCTTTGCCACCATGCCACTTAGACATAATTAATACTCTTAAAATTAACTGACTTGTCTAATTTAGATAGCAATACTTTTGCTTCCATAAAATCTTTAGGTATACATCTTAATAATTCTTCTACGCTAAATATGACAATATTATCTTCATCCTTATGTATTTTTTCTAACAAAGGTTTATCAGCATCAGTATCACAAATCAAAGCTGTCTTGTTATCAAAGTTAAAACATCTAGCATTTGGTTGTATTTGTGCATATCCACTTTCTTCACATTTAATATTTAATTGCTCATAAGCTCTTAACATCATTTCAACCATTTTAAGTTTCTTTTGAGCAGAATCGTTTTGTAAAGATTCTCTTAGTAATTGTTCTGCTTTACAAAACTTAATTTCAAACTGAACACCAACTATTTTAAAGATACGTTTTCTATTACCCCACTTAACATAAGTATTGTTTTCATAGGTTCTTAATTCTTTCAATTTGCTTTCTAAAGTTTCGTCTATATATGTTTTCATAATAATACCTATTTTAGAGGGAACATTTACAGGGAGGAGGGATATACCATAGGTATATATCCCTTCCCTCCCTGATAATTCTTGTTTTTCATGTAAAAACTCCCTGTAATTCCCTGAAAATTCCCTAAGTTCCCTGTTTTAGTTCCCTGCTTCATTTGGAAAATTAGGTGGAATTTCTGATAATTCTTTAGACTGATAGCCAAGTTCTTCATTATAAATAACATGACCCAAGTCTTTTAACTTACCTAACATCTTTTTAATTGAATCAGGACTTTTGTCATCACCATTAGCATCTCTAACTCTTCCATACAATGCTTTTGGCATTAAATACACATCTTGAGGATTATCATTGTCAACAATATGTGCTTCTCTTTCTAAGGCACTTAAAACTAATTGTTGATCATAAGTTATGCCTTTTTTCTTTTCTTTTATGTCTATATCAGTTTCTTTTAAGAATCCTGATGTAAGGTTTAATCCCTCTCCTTTAATTTCTACTTCTTGAAACATAAAGTTCTTAACAGCCATTCCTTGACCATCTTTGTTTAATGTTTGTTCAAAAGATACAAGCATTTGCTCTCCATCATATCCAGTAACATAGTCATCTTTTCTATTGACCTTAAACTCATAATCTAAAGATGCACCCATAACACTTGATCCTCTACCTCTATTAGAGTTGCCATGACCAGTATGATGTACTAAACAAATACAGCACTTGTAATGCGATATAAGTCCATCTAACTTATTAATAAAGTTACCTACATCCTCTGCACTATTCTCATTACCTACAAAGTTACGCTGGAATGTATCAATAACAATCATACCTATATCACCCACTTGTTGTGTCAATGCTTCTATCTCTTCTTCTAACATCTTAAAATCATCAGGATCATTAACTCTAACTGCTCTGTCTGATAAATATAAAGGTACATTGTTAAGATCAAACATCCCTTGTTGCCAAGCTGCTAACCTTCTCTTAACACCTCTTTGACCCTCACCACATACATACATGACTGGTTTAGCATATGCTTTATTGCCATAGAATGTCTCACCTTTAGCAATAGAAGCTGCCATAGCTATAGCAATAAAGGACTTACCACTCTTAGGAGCTCCAAAAATGCACATTAATGATTCTTTTTCTACAACATCTTCTATGAGCCAGTCAGGATTATCTACTTGCCTTAACACCTCATCTGCTCTTGTAAAGGTAACAGCACCTTTAGGTTTCTTCTCAGTGCAATTAATTATGTATTCTTCTAAATCTTTTGACTCTTTAAAATCTCCTCTTATGTATGCATCATATAAATCATCTTTCTCATTAAATGATTCAGGTGGTTGTGCTACTTTTACTTTACAACCATTCTTCTTTAGCATCTTAGATATGTCATTTGCACATTTAATACCAGCTTCGTCATTATCAGGAAATATCCAAACATCTCTACCAAATATAGGACTCCAATCTGCTTTCTCCCAGCTATTTACCCCACCATGCCAAGTACAGCTATCACCCTCATAAATAGCTTCTGAGCCCCTTAGAGCCTTCTCACCTTCATTTATGATAATAGGCTTAGTAGGGTACTTATTAGTGTAATAAATAGGAAGTAAGCCTTCAGGTCGCTTCATAGACCAAGTTTGATCATTGTTAAGGGTAAATGGTGCGTATTTTTGCTTAATAAAATGTCCTTCAGGAAATCTCATTACCATAAAATTATCAGCATACTTGACCTTCACAACAGCTTGTTTGTAAAGGTCAATCATTTGCTGTCTAGAGAATGATCTAGCACTACGTGTGGTTTCGTTTTTAGGGGGGTAAAAACCACTTAATAAGGAGTCATTAGATTGTAATGCTAGATCATAACCAAACTGTTTTAAAACTGTATTAACATCTTGATTCATGTGTTTGATTAAATCTATTAATCCACCACCTGTATCATTCTCAAAATCAAACCAAGTGCCTGCTTCTAGGTTAAGAACAATAGAACCCTTGCGACCCCATC